ACAAACCGAAATAAATCGAAATCGCAACGCGCTCTGCAAAAGCGCGCTGCGATCTCTAACCACTGAAAGCGATACTCTCTCAATGGCTGAACAGAATTATACGTGTGCATCGTGTCGTTATTTTATTCACGGTCAATTGCTCGGAATGTGTAAACGATTTCCACTCTTTCACAACAAGCACGAAAATGATTGGTGCGGCGAATTCGACGCGAAAATTGTTCGCATCGAAGCAGCCGCTGACGTTGCGCCTGTTGTCGAATTTGTGCAGCAAGAACAGAAACGGCGCGGTCGGCCACCAAAGGTGCAGCTATGATGCGCCCACTAGGTGACAAAATCGTAGTCAAGCCTGAAGCGCGCCAGAAATCAGACGTGCTAATGGTTATCATGGATGAAGCCGATAACATGGGTACGGTTGTCGCTGTTGGACCCGGCAAACGCAACAAAGCCGGTCGACTTGAAATGCCCGTTAAAGTCGGTGATCGCGTGCGCTTTGGCACAATGGGCAGCGACGAATATTTGAAATACACGCAATACATAGAAAAAGACGAACGTTATCTAATCATGTCGTGGCAAGACGTTTGTTTTGTCGAAGAACCCGTAACCACACCTTAAAGGATTTAAAAATGGCAAACACTCAAGCAATTGGCGTCGCTTACGCAGATCAAAACATCAGCGGCGCGGACAACTTGTTAGCAGTCAGCTCAATCGGCTACACGAACGCAATGAACGGCGTCGGCGGCGGTGGCAGCGTTACGCAAGCCACTAGCAAATCGACTGGCGTTACGCTTAACAAACCATGCGGTCAAATCACGATGAACAACGCTGCATTAGCAGCTGGCGCTGAAGCCGTGTTTACCGTGACCAACAGCACGATCACCGCTTACGACGTGCCTGTTGTTTGCATCGCCTCTGGCGGCACTAGCGGTTCGTACCTTGTCAGCGTCTCAGCTGTCGCAGCCGGTTCGTTTGACGTGACGATTTCGAACGTTAGCGCAGGTTCGCTGTCTGAAGCTGTTGTGCTGAATTTTGCAGTTATCAACAGCGTTATCAGCTAATCATGCCGCTTAAAAAATCGAAGTCTGAAAAAGCGTTTAAATCAAACATCAAAGCCGAAGTGCGCGCTGGCAAACCCGTCAAACAGGCTGTTGCGATTGCGTATTCAGTAAAACGCGCGGCTTCAAAAAAGAAGTGATGATTTAGTTAATAAAAGACGAGAAAATGCCACAAGCGCCGCACGAACCGACTGATAACCTGCGTAAGCAAGCTGAAGAAGCTGCTGGACTCGGCTTGCCGCAGGATCAGATCGCGGCTCTTATGGGCATTTCGCACCCTACTTTGCGCAAATACTACGAAACTGAATTGGCAATCGGTAAAGCTAAAGCGAGCGCATCGATTGCCAATACGCTTTTTAACAAAGCGCAAAACGGCGATACAACCGCGCTGATTTGGTGGACAAAAGCGCAAATGCGTTGGTCTGAAACGCAAAAGCAGGAAATCATGGGCGAAGGCGGCGGCCCGTTGTTGCAAAGCATTAATGTCAGTTTTGTAAAGCCAGCCGAACCCACAGATGGATGACGTCGCTGGCGCAATTGCCAACGCTGAATTCCCGATCAAGCTGCAATGTTTGTTTGAACCCGCGCAGTCGCGTTACCGCGTGCTGTATGGCGGTCGCGGCGGCGCTAAATCGTGGGGCGTAGCGCGTGCGCTGTTGATTAAGGGCGCGCAACGACCGCTGCGCGTGCTGTGCGCGCGCGAATTTCAAACGTCAATTAAAGACTCTGTACATAAGCTGCTGTGCGATCAGATTGAATCGCTTGGACTAGGCTTGTTCTACGAAATTACACAGGCGTCAATTCGAGGCCGTAACGGTAGCGAATTCTTTTTTGCTGGCCTAAAAAACAACACGACAAACATTAAGTCATTTGAAGGCATTGACGTGTGTTGGGTCGAAGAAGCACAAAGCGTCAGCGCGCGGTCGTGGGACATTTTGATACCTACGATACGCAAGCAGGGCAGCGAAATATGGGTCACGTTTAACCCCGAGCTTGAAACTGACGAAACGTATCAACGATTTGTTATTTCTCCGCCGCAAGATGCTGTGGTGCAAAAGATTAACTGGTCTGACAACCCGTGGTTGCCAGACACTTTATTTATGGAAAAAGAAACGCTCAAAAACCGTGATCCTGAGCGTTATGCAACCGTCTGGGAAGGTGTTTGCCGTCAAACCGTAGATGGCGCTGTGTTTGCAAAAGAAATGCAAAGCGCAGAGCTTGAAGGGCGCATTACGCGCGTCAAGTACGATCCAGCTAAACCCGTACACGCAGTGTTTGATCTAGGATTTGCAGACTCTACGGCCATTTGGTTTGTGCAATATATCGGCATGGAAACGCGTCTAATCCGTTATCTCGAAGACAGCCAGCAAACAATGAGCTATTACCTGTCGAAAATGCAGACGTTTGGCTATGTTTACGACACACTGTGGTTGCCGCACGACGCAGAGAACAAAACGCTTGCTGCCGCCGGTCGCTCAATCGACGATATTGTGCGCGCAGCTGGCTATAAAACCCGCATTATCCCGCGCACGCCGATTGCAGATAGCTTGAACGCAGCGCGCACGATTTTCCCAAACTGTTGGTTTGACCGCGAAAACTGCGCTGACGGGCTGGCGTGTTTGCGCCATTATCGCTATGAGGTCAACCCCGACACGCAGCAGTTTAGTAAGACGCCGCTGCACGATCATTACTCGCACGGTGCTGACGCGTTTCGTTACATCGGACTAATGGTCAGCGAGCCGCGCCGCGCGCCGCGCCGTAAAACGGCTGGAACTTTCGTTGTGCAATCGGGTTGGATGGGATAAACTCACATTATGAGGGCATAAATGAATTCTCAATTCGACAACGACGAACGAATAGCTGATGCGATTAAATTTCTGCGTTTGTGCATTGACGCCGAGAGCAATAATCGTATGGAAGGTCTCGAAGACCTTAAATTCGCTGCTGGCGATCAATGGCCAGTCGAAATCCAATCAAGCCGCAATCTAGAATCGCGCCCCTGTCTTACGATCAATAAAATTGATGCGTACATAAGACAAATTACTAATCAGCAGCGTCAGCAACGGCCGCGCATCCGCGTGCATCCTGTCAACAATCAAGCTGACAAAAAGATTGCCGACGTGTTGCAGGGCATCACGCGCCACATTGAAGTAAACAGCAACGCTGACGATGCGTATGACAACGCGTTTGACTACGCTGTGCGTATGGGTTGGGGCTATTGGCGCGTTGTGACTGATTACACGCGCGAAGATTCGTTCGATCAAGAGATTTATATCCAGCAGATTGACAATCCGTTTACGGTTTATTTTGACCCAAATTCTGTGTTGCCAGACGGCTCAGACGCAGAGCGTTGCATTATCACGACTGTGATGCCCAAAGCCGTGTTTCGTGAGCAATATCCCGGCGCAGACGATGGCAGCAACTTTATGCCGCGCGGCACTGGCGATTCAAGCGCCGAATGGGTCACAAAAGAAGATGTGCGCGTGTGTGAATACTTTTACACAGAACGCAAGCGCGCTAAATTGGTCATGCTGTCAGACGGCACTAGCGCGTTCGAGGAAGACCTGCCAAGCGCAGAAACGCTTGCACTAGCTGGCATTACGATTCTTGAAAAGCGCGATTCGTATCGCAAGCAAATCAAGTGGGTTAAGCTGACCGCAATGGAAGTGCTGGATTCAAAAGATTGGCCGGGTCGTTACATTCCAATCGTTCCGTGCTACGGACAGCAGCTCATTATTCAAGACAAGCGCAAAAAGTACGGCATCACGCGTTTTGCTAAAGACCCGCAGCGCATGTATAACTTTTGGTCGACCTCAATGACTGAAAGCGTTGCGCTTGCGCCTAAAGCAAAATGGCTGTTGGCTGAAGGTCAAGACGAAGGCCACGAAACCGATTGGGCGATGGCGAATATCAAGTCGACGCCAGTTTTGCGTTATAAACAAACTGACATTGACGGCCGCGTAGCGCCAGCACCGACTCGCTTGCAACCCGAGCCACCACCAACTGGCATTATGACTGCGGCTGCGCAAATCAGTAATGATTTGCAAACTGTGATTGGCATTTTTGATCCCAATCAGATGCCGACAGGCAATTTGTCTGGCAAAGCAATTAACGGCCAACAGCAGCAAATCGATTTGTCAACGTTTCACTACTACGACAATTTGACGCGCTCAATTCGTCACACAGGCAAAATTATTCTTGATTTAGTGCCTAAGATTTACGACGCGCAGCGCGTTATGCGTATCATTGGCGATGATGGTCAGCCCGATCTAGTGACAATCAACGAGCAAAAGCGCGACGATACTGGCGCAATCGTGCAGATTTTAAACAACGTTACTGTTGGCGAATACGACGTTGTGATGGACACTGGACCCGGCTATCAATCAAAGCGCATACAAGCAGTCGAGGCGATGATGCCGATGATGCAGAATCAAGAGCTATTTAACATTGCTGGCGACTTGATGTTTAGAAACATGGATTTCCCCGGCGCCGAAGTGATCGCAGATCGTTTGGCCGCGCTTAATCCTATGGCGCAAATTGACGAAAAATCAGACGTGCCGCCACAAGCGCAAATGCAGCTTGCGCAGCAGAAAAAGATGATGCAAGACATGCAGCAACAGCTGCAAGCAGCGCAGCTTGAGATCAACAATCGCGGTCAAGTCGCGCAAATTAAAGAAGATGGCGCAACTAAGCGCAAGCTGATGGAAGTGACCAGCAAAGCGCACAATACTGAAACGATGGCTGAGGTCAAAGTTAACGATCAAAACACGCGCGCAGT